GTGCTCAGGGCGCAAACAGTATTGCAGTGGGTTACCTTGCGAAAACCTCTAGTAATTACGGGCTTGCTCTGGGCAGCTATGCTTCTGTAACAGGCCTTGGGGGAATCGCAATAGGGACTGCTGGATATTCATCTTCTGGGCCTCTAGCAGAGGCAAATGGAACGATCGCTATTGGTAACTCTGTATCAACTGGCTCATCTGGTTTTTACTGCATTGCTATCGGTACAGATATTCAGAACACAGAACGAGAAGCCATAAATATCGGCAAAAATATAAAAAACAACACAAAGGGAAAGTTTGTATGGGGTAATGGTCGATTTTCAAGTAACGGAGATAGCCAAAGCGGAGATTTTGTTTTGCGTGCGGCGACAACCGATGCGACAGCGACTGTCTTGACAACAAATAACATTTCAGCGTCTTTAGATAACCAAGTCGTTTTATTCAATAATTCCGCGTATGCTTTTACTGGTACTGTCGTTGCAAGACAACAAGCCTCCGGAGGTACACAATCTGCTGCGTGGAAAGTCGAAGGATTGATTCGTAGAGAAGCAACAACAGGAAGTACAACATTGGTCGCTTCTACGGTCACAGCAATCAGCAACGTGCCAGGATGGACAATCGCACTTTCCGCAGATACTACGAACGGGGGTTTGTCAGTGACTGCGACAGGTGCGGCAGCAACCAACATTCGTTGGGTTGCGACCATTGACACTGCTGAAGTCACATATTGATAAGGAACAAAAATGGCAATTAAACTTGATCTATCGACATCTCAGTTTGGTGTCCCTTTCACTGGTGCGTATTTCCGCATCGTCACCGCAGCCGTGAGCCGTCAACGCAGCAATGCCGAGCATAAGCACACAGTCATGATTGACGTTGTGGGATATGCCTCGCCACCAGAAAATGATGACACTCGTGATGTGGACTTCCGTCGTTATCATGCGCCTTACGAACAAGTTGAAGTGCAGTCCGGTGACAACTTCATCTCACGATGCTATGAGTGGGTAATGACACAGCCCGACATGGCTGGCGCTGTGGCCATCTGATCCCACCCAGGAGTAACGAGTGGCGGGCATTTTTGACATAGGCATATTCGACTCCGGTATCTTTGACACAGGTACTGGTGCTGGATATACCATCACCGCCAACAGCGGAACTTACTCGGTCACCGGTCAGTCTGCCAGTCTGCTGCGATCCAAGCGGATCACGGCCAACAATGGTTCGTATGCTGTCACTGGTCAAGCCGCCAGCTTGTCGCGGTCCAGAGCAGTCGTTGCCAACAATGGTACATACGCCGTCACCGGCCAGTCGGCCACACTGCTGCGGTCAAAAAAGATCACCGCCAACAACGGCACATACGCTGTCACCGGTCAGTCGGCCACGCTGCTCAAAACCCGCATCCTGACTGCCGCCAACGGTAGCTATGCCGTCACCGGTCAAAATGCCAGCATTGTCAAGGCCGGGGGTGGTTTCACCATTGTTGCCAACAACGGTGTGTACACGGTTATTGGCCAATCGGCCACGCTGCTGCGATCCAAACGCCTTGTTGCAAACAGCGGGTCATACGCTGTCACAGGGCAATCGGCCTCTTTGTCAAGGGATCGGTTGATCTCTGGCGGCGTTGGGACGTACAATACAACCGGATTTGCCGCGACAATCCAAAAATCACGGATTGTCTACGCCAACAACGGGTCGTACACTGTGGCAGGGCAACCTGCCGCCGTTGTGGTCAGCGGGGTCACGCCAATTGTCCCCACTGACGACTTGCTGATCAAACTTCGGTCATTCACCGAAAGAAGGAGATTTTAATGGCTATCAACCTCAAAGCAATCACCTCGGTGATGGGCTACCAGCAGATCACAAGTCTGAGTTCTGCGACCAAACTCACCGTCCCCCAGCGCGACTTGAACGGCCTGGTGGGCAGTCCCCGTATCGCCATCATCACCCCTGAAAGTCAAGCAGTTCGCTGGCGCGATGACAACGTGGCCCCCACGGCATCCGTGGGCATGCCCCTGGCCGCAGGCGTCACCTTGCAGTATGACGGCGATCTGTCCCAGATCCAGTTCATTGAGCAAGTCGGCGGCGCAAAACTGAACATCAGCTATTACTCATAAGAGGTCACCATGAACGTGTCAAACGACTCGCCTGCACTCAACTACGTTGAGTATTTCACCAAGCAATTGCCTGTTGACCTGGCCAACATGGCCGCGCTGCGCGACGAGCTGGCCGTGCGCCAAGGCGCTCTGTCCGCAGCGCAAGACGCTGTTGCCGACCGTGCCAAGGCCAAGCAAGAGCTGGAAGCAGCTCAAGCCACAGCAGCCCAAGTGCAGGCTGACGCTGCTCAGGCGCTGACCGAGGCCAAGGCTGCTTTGGCTGACGCCAAGGCCAAGCAAAAAGAGTCGGACGCCAAGATTCAAGCCGCAGAGGCTGCTTTGGTGATCCGTGAAGCTGAGGTTCTTTCGCGTGAACAAAACGCCGAAAACCTTAACGCCGCCTTGACCAGCCAACTGGCTGACGCTGAGAGCCGTTCTGCCGCATTGGCTGAAGAACAGGCCGCATTGCAAATTCGCATCAAAGCATTCCAAGACAAAGTGGCTGCTCTGAGCGCATAATGTATTCAACCGTACCGGCGAGGTTCACCGGGGAATCGAAAGGTTCATTCAATGACTGAAGAAGTCCAAGCCTTAGCGGAAGTTGACTCCGCGCCTGCGCCAGAAGTGACGGCCACTTCTGAGACTGCTGTAACCGCGCCGGAAGTCGCTGAAAATCAACCCGAGACGGTCGAGGAGAAGAAATACTCCCAGGCTGAAATCGACGCGATGATCGGCAAACGCCTCGCAAGAGAGCAACGTAAGTGGGAAAGAGAACAGCAACAACGAGCTGCCGAAACGCAGATCGTGAAAGCTCCTTCGGCAGCATCTGCTGACCAGTTTGAAAGCCCTGAAGCCTATGCGGAAGCACTGGCATATCAGAAGGCCGAAGAACTGATCGCCAAGCGTGAAGCCGCCAAGCAGCAGTCGCAAGTTCTTGAAAGCTATCAGGAGCGCGAAGAAGCGGCTCGGGACAAGTATGACGACTTCGAGCAAGTCGCCTACAACCCCAAGTTGCCAATCACGACCGTGATGGCCGAAACGATCCAATCCTCGGAGATTGGGCCTGAGTTGGCTTACTACCTCGGTTCCAACCCCAAAGACGCAGATCGTATCTCACGCATGTCGCCACTCGCACAGGCGAAGGAGATCGGGAAGATCGAAGCCAAATTGGCCGCTGAACCGCCCGTGAAACGCACCACATCAGCGCCTGCGCCGATTTCACCTGTTACTGCACGCTCCACTGGAGTTGGCACCTATGACACGACGGATCCCCGGTCTACCAAGACTATGACGGATTCGCAGTGGATTGAGGCCGAACGCGCACGACAGATGAAAAAGTTGCAGGCAATGCAAAACCGCTAATTTTTTAAGAGGACTCAAATGTCTAACAGCATTCTCACCATTGACATGATCACGCGCAAATCGCTCGAGATCTTGGAAAACAACCTTGTGTTGACCCGCAACGTGAACCGCCAGTACGACGACAGCTTCGCTGTTGAAGGTGCAAAGATCGGTTCTACCCTGCGTATCCGTTTGCCCGACCGCGCTCTGGTGACTGACGGTGCCGCCCTGCAAGTTCAGGACGACAACGAACAGTACACCACCCTGACTGTTGCCAGCCAGAAGCACATCGGCGTGAACTTCACTTCTGCCGAATTGACCATGCAATTGGACGATTTTGCAGAGCGTGTTCTGAAGCCTCGTATTAGCCAGTTGGCCTCCAGCATCGACGCTGACGTTGCCAACGCATACAAGGCCATCGGTAACTCGGTCGGCACTCCTGGCACCACTCCCGCCACTTCTTTGGTGCTGTTGCAAGCCCAGCAGAAGCTGAACGAGAACGCCGCCGTGATGTCTCCCCGTTACGCCACCGTCAACCCTGCCGCTAACGCTGGCTTGGTTGAAGGCATGAAGGGCCTGTTCAACCCCACCGACACCATCAGCAAGCAGTTCAAGAACGGCATGATGGGCACTGGCGTGCTGGGCTTTGAAGAGATCAACATGTCTCAGTCCATCAAGCAGTTCACCACCGGCTCGCGTACCGCTACCGGCGGCACCACTTCGGCTGCTGTGACCAGCGAAGGCGCTACCTCCATCGTCATCACTGGCGCTGGTGCAAACGCCACCGTGGCAATCGGCGATGTGTTCACTGTGGCTGACTGCTACGCTGTGAACCCACAAACCCGTGAGTCCACCGGTTCGCTGTTCCAGTTTGTGGCTACCGCTGCCACGACTCTGGACGGCTCCGGCGCTGGCACCATCACCGTGGCTCCGATCTACTCGGCTGCTAATGCTTTGGCCACCGTGCTGACCCTGCCTGCTACCAGCAAGGCTGTCGTGTTCTACGGCGCTGCTTCTACGCAGTACGCCCAGAACCTGGTCTACCACAAAGACGCCATCACCTTCGCCACTGCCGACCTGTTACTGCCCCAAGGCGTTGACATGGCCAGCCGTGCCGTCCACAATGGCATCAGCCTGCGCGTGGTTCGTCAGTACGACATCAACAACGACCGTATGCCTTGCCGTATCGACGTTCTGTATGGCTTCAGCACGATCCGTCCTCAGATGGGCGTTCGCCTCTGGGGCTAATTTGAATGCCCCTTCGGGGGCTTCATTTCGCAAACTCTTCTTTTCAAGGAAATTATCATGGCTCTCCCTAATGGTGCAGGTGGTTATCAAGTCGGCGATGGCAACATCGGCGAAGCACAACTGTTCGTCCAAGGCGCTCCCACTGCCCTGACTGCTGGCGCAACCGCCACCGCAGCCCAGTTGGCAAACGGTCTGTTCACTTTCAACGGCACCGCCGGCAACCTCCAGTTGCCTACCGTGGCTGATCTGGAAGCGGGCATTTCGTCGGCCAGCAAAGTCAATGCAGCATTTGATTTCTTCGTCGTCAACACTGACGGTGCAGATGCCATCACGCTGACTGTTGGCACCGGCTGGACGATTGTGGGTGCTGCTGCTGTGGCTCTGTCCACTTCGGCTCACTTCCGCGCCCGTAAAACCGGCGATGGTACTTGGACTGCTTACCGCATTTCCTAAACCCTAAAGCCCCCTGATCGGGGGCTTTTTTAAGGAATCATCATGCCAAATACTCAAGCAACAGGTGTCGCTTACGCCGACCCCGAGTTCACTACCTGCTACGTTAGCCAAGAACTTGGCTACACCGCAGCAGCTCAAGGCACTGTGACCCAAGCCACCAGCAAATCCACTGCTGTGACTTTGAACACATCTGCTGGCCGTATCACAATGAACAACGCTTCGCTGGCCACCGCCACGAACGCCACGTTTGTTTTGAACAACAGCACGATCAGCGCAAACGACACCGTGATCTTGACCATCTCTGGTGGCCAAGCAACGCCTGGCTCTTACAACGTGTTTGCCAACGCGCTGTCTTCCGGTCAGGTCAGCATTTCGCTGCGGAACATTTCGGGCGGTTCGCTGTCTGAAGCAGTTATCATCAATTTCTGCGTCATCCACTGCGCCAGCTAACCCCAAAGCCCCCCTAACCGGGGGCTTTTTTAACTCATGGTCATTTACCTTACACACCCCGTCCACGGTGCCAAAGTGGCGACAATGGATCTGGAAGCCGAAGCCGATGAAAAAAACGGCTGGGTGCGCTACAATCCAGACACGCCTTCGGCTCCCGAAGAAGCGGCCAACACACTCGTTGTGAAGCGCAAGTACACGCGCAAAGTGGAAGCTGAACCCGAAGGAGTCTGAGCATGGCAACCTACACCGCTGGCGATCAAATCAACCGGGCATTCCGGTTGCTTGGCATTCTTGCCGAAGGTGAAACGCCCTCTGCTGCAATGTCCCAAGACGCCCTGATGGCGTTGAATCAGATGATTGATTCGTGGAACATTGAACGACTGTCAGTCTTTTGCACCCAAGATCAAATTTTCACTTGGCCATCTGGCTTTCTGAGCCGCACCCTTGGCCCGACCGGTGATTTTGTCGGTCTGCGCCCTGTTTTGCTTGATGAGGCCACATACTTCAAAGCGCCCAACGGCGTGTCGTATGGCATCAAATTCATCAACCAGCAGCAGTACAACGGCATCGCGGTCAAGACCGTGACCTCCACATACCCGCAGGTGATCTTCGTCAACATGACATTTCCCGATGTGGAAATGTTTGTTTACCCACGGCCAACCCAAGACTTGGAATGGCACTTTGTGTCGGTGCAAGAGTTGGACAAGCCAGCAGATCTGTCCACCGTTTTGTACTACCCGCCAGGCTACCTGCGGGCGTTCACCTACAACCTGGCAATGGAAATCGCGCCCGAGTTTGGCGTCGAGCCAAGCCCACAGGTGCAACGCATCGCCATGACCAGTAAGCGTGACTTGAAGCGCATCAACAACCCCGACGATGTGATGGCGCTGCCATACGCTCTGGTGGCCAACCGCCAGCGTTTCAACATCTATGCCGGTAACTACTGATGAAGTCGCCGATCCTTGGGTCTGCCTATGTTGCCCGCAGCGTCAATGCTGCGGACAACCGCATGGTCAACCTGTTCCCCGAAATCGTGCCAGAGGCCGGTAAAGAGCCAGCCTACCTGCAACGCGCACCCGGCTTGCGCCTGCTAACCACTGTCGGCACTGGCCCCATCCGGGGCATCAGCTCGTTCAACGGCAATCTGTATGTTGTCTCGGGTGAACAACTGATCAAGTTGGATGCGGCGTACACCGCCACGGTGCTGGGTACGGTGGCTGGCGCAACTGAGCCGGTGTCGATGGCCAACAACGGCATCCAACTGTTTGTTGCTTGCAATGGCCCCAGCTATGTCTACAACTCAGACACACTGGCTTTTGGCCAGATTACTGACCCTGATTTTCCGGGCGCTCTTACGGTGTCTTTTCTGGATGGCTATTTTGTGTTCATTGAGCCAGACAGCCAGCGAGTCTGGGTCACCGCGCTCAACGACCCAACATCCATTGACCCGCTAGATTTTGCCAGCGCCGAGGGTGACCCCGATGGCCTGATCTCGTCCATCGTCAACCAAGGCCAGGTTTGGCTGTTCGGCACCAACTCGGTCGAGGTCTGGTACGACTCGGGCAATGTGGACTTCCCTTTGCAGCGCATCCAAGGCGCGTTTAACGAGATCGGTTGCGCGGCCACATTCTCGGTCGCCAAGCTGGACAACGGCCTGTTTTGGCTTGGCCAAGACGCTCGAGGCACCGGCATGGTCTACCGCGCCAACGGCTACACCGGCGTGCGGATCAGCACCCACGCTGTTGAGTGGCAGATCCAGCAGTACGACACGATCTCGGACGCCGTGGCCTACACCTACCAGCAGGACGGCCACAGCTTCTATGTGCTGAATTTCCCCTCGGCCAACACGACTTGGGTCTACGATGTGGCCACCCAAGCCTGGCATGAGCGTGCCGGGTGGGTCAACGGCGCGTTTACCCGCCACCGTGCCAACTGCCAAACCTTCTTCAGCAACAACGTGACGGTGGGCGACTACCAGAACGGCAACATCTACGCCTTTGATCTGGATGTTTATGCCGACCACGACCGGGTGCAAAAGTGGCTGCGGTCATGGCGGGCGCTGCCCACTGGCGAAAACAACTTCAAGCGCACCACCCAGCACAGCCTCCAGCTCGACTGCGAGTCGGGCGTTGGCCTTGAAAATGGTCAAGGCGACGACCCGCAGGTTATGCTGCGCTGGTCGGACGATGGTGGCCACACTTGGTCGCGTGAACACTGGAGTGGCATGGGCCGAATCGGTCAATATTACAAACGGGTGTTTTGGCGGCGTCTGGGCATGACGCTCAAGCTGCGCGACCGGGTTTATGAGGTGTCTGGCACCGATCCAGTAAAGGTTGCAATCATGGGTGCCAATCTGCTGCTGGACGGCACCAATGCCTAACATCACGCCAATTACCCCGGCGCGGGTGCCCATTGTGGACGAGACAACGGGCGGCGTGGCGCGGCCTTGGTACATGTTTTTTCAGTCCCTGTACCAAAACAGCTTGGCGTATGTTTTGGGGACTGGCGCTGAAGCCACCCAGTTGACCAGCAAGTCAACCGCAGTCACAATCAATGCGCTTTGTGGGCAGATCACATTGGCGTCAGACTCCCTTGCGGCGGGCGCATCGGTCAGCTTTATGATGACCAACAGCAACATCCAGACCACCGACATCGTGCTGGTCAATGCTGCCAATGTGGCTGGTTCGGCTCCCACGGCCAACACCTACAGCGTCGCTTGTGATGCCGTGCTGGCCGGGTCTTGCCGCATCCAAGTCCGCAACATTTCAGGTTCTGCCGCAGCCGAGGCGCTGGTGCTAAACTTTGCAATAATCAAGGCTGTGAACGCCTAAAGGATCAACATGGCTTACAACCTCTCAGCATTTGCGGGCGCAGGCGCTCAGTTCTTCGACGACAACGGTGACCCGCTGACCGGCGGCTTGCTGTATGTTTACACCGCTGGCACCACCACGCCAGCAACAACCTGGACATCCAACTCCGGCGCATCGGCCAACACCAACCCCATCGTGTTGGATGCGGCTGGCCGCACGCCTGCCGAGATCTGGCTTAACAGCGGCTCGACATACAAGTTTATTGCCAAAACATCCACCGGCACGCTGATCGGCACTTACGACAACATTCCGGCGATTGATGACCCAACCGTATTCAACAATTTGATCACGGTCACCGGCACCAACACGCTGATCGGCACATCTGTGCCACCATACACCTCGTATGTGGCGGGCATGACACTGAGTTTTATTCCCGTCAACACCAACAGCGGCGCAGTTACCATTGACTTGGATGGACTGGGTGCCAAGAACATTTACATTGGCAGCTCTGGCGTTTTGTCCGGCGGCGAGCTGGTGGCGGGGCGCATTGCCCAAATTGAGTATGACGGCACCCGGTTCCAGTTGGCCGTGGCAACTATTGCTGACGGCTCGATTACATCGGCCAAGCTAGCCAACGCCCAACTGACGCTGCCCAACGCGCTCAATTTTGCGTCTGCTGTAACTTTGGCGTCAGCAACCTCGACCGCAATTGGCGCGGCGGCGTCCAACAACATTATCATCACCGGCACCACGACCATCACATCGTTTGACACGATTGCTGACGGCGCAACGCGCCAGGTTGTTTTTTCCGGTGCTTTGACGCTGACGCACAACGCAGCGTCTTTGATCTTGCCGACAGCCAACAATATCATCACCGCCACCGGCGATGTGGCAACCTTCCTGTCGCTTGGCGCAGGTAACTGGCGCTGTGTGGCGTACCAGCGTGCAAACGGCACTTCAATCTGGACAAACAGCAACATCCAGCCGATCACGGCTTCGGTTGCAACAAACAACCTGACCCTGACGCTGAACCCCACAGTGATGGACTTCCGCAGCTCAACCCTGTCGGCGGGTACTGTCAACACCCGGTCGGTTCCCACGGCTGTCTCTGTGACCGTGCCAAACACGGCCACGCTGGGCACCACCAACAACGTGGCGGCGCGTCTTACTTTGCTGGCAATTGACAACGCCGGCACCGTCGAGTTGGCAGTCATCAACAACGTGGGCGCAACCACCCTTAGTCTGGATGAAACCACCCTGATCAGCACCACTGCGGTCAGCGTGGGTGCCACCAGCGCAGGCGTTGCGTACAGCACTTCGGCGCGCACCAACGTGCCTTTCCGGGTGGTTGGCTACATTGACATCACCGAGGCCACCGCAGGCACTTGGGCAACTGCCGCCACCGTGATTCAAGGCATTGGTGGCAACAACCCAACGGCGGTCAGCCCACAGGTTGCCAAGGCTTGGGTCAACTTCAGCGGCGTGACCAGCACCTCAATTCGTGCCTCGTACAACGTCAGCAGCGTGACCTACAACAGCACCGGTGAATACACGGTCAACTTCACAACCTCGTTTGCCGACATCACGCAGGCGCTGCTTTTCGGCCAC